ATGATGAAAGGTGTGACGATTATAACGCGACGAATGAAATGAAACTATTTTTCACTTAGTTTGATATTTTATCAAATTGCACAATGGTACTTTAACCGCAGATTAATCGCTCATTACACTACAACTCAATCCATCCAAGATTTGATATCAACAGAGTATCGATATCAGCACTTGAAATATATGATAACTTGAACTGCTTATAAATGTCTGTAATAACCTTGAATTCTCCGCAAATAATGTTCTCGTAAGATAATATTGATGATTGCTCAGTAAAATTATCGTCACTTTGATCGTAATCAGTAATCAACACATTACACATACACATTGCCACAGTACGTGTGTCGACCAAACATCGCAACAATGCCTCAACGGAAACATCAGGTGGAACATTGGCACTTGTTAAACCTTGATATGACGACAATGTTTGAGAGGATAAATTGCGGACATACCCATTAACATTATTTTCCCAAAGAAATTTTTTCCCATAGTTTTTAAAAGCACGGATTTGATAGGTTGAATCATACAGAATATTAATTGATCCGATTCGCCGATATAAATCATAACCGGCGGAAGCCGCAACTTCCCTTAATTGAACTGCTATTATAGAATCATCAAACCCGAAATCAAACGCCGTTAGATCGGTACTCTTACCCAGTAAAAAGCAATGTAACCAAATATCATCGTCAATTGCCTGTGTCCATTCAGTAGCAGCAATAGGGATTCCTCCGCTTCCTGCTGTACCTTCTACCCATGTGGACCAATTACCAGAGTTTATAACCTTTTTACGAATTGTAGTACCGACCTCAATTAATGGTGTGCTACTAACACCACCAATTGAAACTGAATTCTGCGACTCTGCAACACCAATAGCAATGTCAATTCCCCAGTCACCACCATCCTCATAGTACGACATTTTTAATCCACTGCGATAACCATACAACCTTAAAACAGGCAAATTACAATAAGGAATCCTGCCCGTAATCTGTGCAATTGCAACACCATCCACATGAGCATCGAGAGAAATTTGACTATTATGTCCATCCTCATCGACACCATCATGAACATGAGACGCATTTGCATTGAGATATGCCGAAGGAACAATACCACCAAACGCAATCGTTGTTTTAGCCATTAATACCTTCTTTATAAATTGTCATAGATAAAATTGATTCCCGGAGATCGTTGTTTTTCGAACGCTTTTTGTAAAATTAAATCACTTTCAACATTTATACCGGTTACGATAACTGTATACATCGAATAAATACCATCCTGATCATAAATGATATCAATATCTGCATGAGAAAAATCGGCACGAAATGCCTGATAACTACCCTCTGTAATAATCAATGTTGTGCCGATAATATATCCTAAACCCTCCGCAATTAAATGAAACCTCGATACGTTCATTCCTCCGCGCGATCGCATTGCAGCGACCACATTGTTGCGCCTGGTATTTAACGTGTCTCCCGTCGCTGGATACACCTGATAAAACCGCTCGAAATCAGGCAGGCTTCCGTCGACAATCGCTTCGAACGGATTAATTTGAGTTTTAATAAATGCAATTGTGTCATTGATATCATCAAAAACCCCACCAATAACATCGAGCATATATTTCAACTCGTCATCAAACAAATCGAAAACAAAACACAGTATTTTTTTTAATGCATTTACTGAGATCATAATGCGCCGATCGTTATTGTGCCTGGCCAAATACGACCATACAATAGAGGGCCATTTTCAGGAACAACATTACCGGAAGGTGCAGTTATCGATACATCAGTTGCACCAGCATCGTCGGCAATTGAGGTGATTTTTGAAAGCGTCAATGTTTGGCCGGGAATCATACTTTGAATAAACGAATTTAATTGAGCTTCGACTTCTGCAGAACAGGCATCGAAATCGTCTGCTGTTATATCGATAGTAATGTCGGTAGATAATTGACTCGCACCAATTACCAGATAATCCCATAATCCCAAAACTCTTTTAGTCTCGATATAAGACCCTATTTCAGCCAATAATTCAGCGGTCGGAACCTCCTCAAATCCAACGTCCGGCCGATCCGATGTAACGACGAGGTTAACAGTGCCGCCTCCCCTTGAATTTTCAACGACAATTGCATCCTTAACCGTCTCAATCCACTCTGTTAATTCTCCTGCATCATGAGTATACGAAACCTCTTTCGCCCACCGCGGCCAATCGAATCGATTACCACCTGCATCGGGACGTTGAATATTATCATTTATTCTACCTAATAACTCGTCGTCAGTTTCTCCCGACTCTTTGTTTATACCATACGTTTTCGCGTGTTTTTCTAGTCCCTGACTATCTGATGTATCTGGGAATTGCTGCCTTGATACATAATGCGCAAATCGATAGCATCCCCATGCGACAACGGCAACTGCAGAATAAATAATGCGGATTAATAGATCCGGAGTATTCCCCGACTTATTGAAATGGGCAGTTAATATATCGTTGTAAATTTCGTCAAATGATTTTAAATACGTCATCGTTATGTAACCTCGTAAAATTGATTGTATGAAACCAGAGTGTCGTCAGATTGAATGGCATCGATAGAAACGTCTACACGATTTTTATCATCCATATTTTTATCAACAATTACTGTTATTGATTTAACTTTTTTTGATATTTTCAATGGCTTTAATGCAATCTCAATACTGTTTTTAATGCGCTTTAAACTTTCCTTGTCAACTGTTTTTATTTCATAGACGTTGCTGCCGATCGACGGATCGAAAAAGCAATCTCCTGCATATACCGGAGCTCCGGTTTCCTGCTTTGAAAGGCTTTTAGCTTTCGCGGTCAATAACACCACGATGTCGCCGACAACAGTTGTTGCCGGTGCACTTGTAAAACAGTCTTTTTCTGTATCGAAATAAAAGCCATCGTTCATTTTTGTATTCCTAAAATATCGGAAACAGACCGCGCGTTTTAAACGAATTATATTGAAATGGCCCTATCGGCCAAACCCCATCTTTACCATAATTACGACCCGCATAATCCTTATCGGCTATCTCGGGGTCGATGCCGCCATTATATAATCCCACACCCTCAACTATTTCAGGGCGACAAAATTTCCTGTGACCAACCATTGTCGACATTAATTCTGTTGCGGGTATTGCATCGATGCAGTCGATAATATTGGCTGGATAACTCGCAGCCAGATCAGCAAACGTTGTTGCGTCGGATGTGGCACAGTTGATGAATTTTTTTCTTATTCCGTAATAATTTATATCTCTACCGACAATCCCATCATCGCGAATTAATGCAATGTTTTCAAATATTATCTCATTGTCAGAAACTCCTTTTGTGCAAATTGCAAATCCTGATGTATTTGTTTGATATCCAAACCCGCAGTTAAAAAACATGATGTTTTTATAGAATTTTCCTCCAATTGCCGTAGGGTTTCCAGACTCATTACCAGCTGATCCGGTATGTAAATTAACCAGCAAACAGCTTTCTACACTAAAAACATCAGACTCGTTTCCAGTCCTATTTATACCCCAAAAAGTATTCGTTTGATTTAAACAGTAAATGAAAATATGGTATATTTTTGATGTTAAACCCGATCCACCAAGCAAAATTCCTGTTCCACTACCATTTTCGCCAACCACTATTACTAAATCGTGCACGTTAAAAACTCTGATGTCAGCAGATGCAACCGAGAAAGTCATAACCAAACAATCTACCATTGTAAAGGTCTTAAATCTGTTTCCATTACATTCGACAACAACTTTATCTGTTAAATCATCAACGTTTTCATTCAGACCGGAACCATCCTGATAAATAGTATAATATGTTGTTCTTGCCCCATTTGAGAGATCGCTGATTTGATTGAAAACGATGTTGCCTAATAATTCCAATCCATATTTAGTTGAGTTGTTGAGCCAGTCTGAAACCTTGCCCCAATGCTCAAAATCAGCGCCGACGCCAACGGTTTTTGTCTTGTTAAAATACTCGTCTTTGACATATTGTTTTAGAGTTAGATACTCACCTGCGTCCAGTATGCGATTATATGCCAAAACCCTTACGACATAAATATCGGCTGGTTTATCAAGCGCAATTGAATTGCCAATAATTATTGTATCGGTATCGGTATCACTAGTATATCCCGTACTCTGCAAAGTTCCGCCCGATACCTCATTTGCTCGTATACTGGGTTTAATCTGCATGTTTCCAACCTGGTAATTAATAGCAGCTTTAAAAAAACACGTTGAGCCGTCCAGGGCATTATACCCTGGTTTAAAATATCTGTGGGTTTCCTCGTCAAGCCGACGACCACCAACTTGCACGTATCGATACGTTTGATCAATTAACGAGTAATACATCCTGGCATAATTCGGCTGCGCGCTACTCCCCGCCCAAAAATAGCATTGCACCCCGTTATATGTTACGTCAATCAATCGACTGAACATAAACAGCGTGAATCCCGGAACATTGCGAATCATGTCGCCCTTAACACATTGCAAATAATTGTTGAGACTTCGGCTAAATTTCAGCCATGAATGTTCCGGAGTATATGGGATAGTCGACCATAACGGCATTCTGGCCGTAGTCGACTGTTGAAAGTGATTTCCCGCCCCGCTCTGATCCTCCCAATACGACACCAGGTCGCCCTGGTCTTTCGTAATTCCGACAGCTGGATCCAGATCGAGCACCAACCCATCAGTTATCGGGCAATTAGACATCAGCCACCCCCTGAACCAGCCCGACACAATCCCATGATTCATCAACGCCGTTATAGATAAATCCGATATAATCAGATGCGTCGATTGGCAATGATAGCGTCGGTGACGGTATGTCATCCGAAAAGCGGAAAATGCTATTCCACATTGCGGTATACGATCCGGAGCCACCCTGCTTTATGCGTAAGGCGACTTTTTTTCCTGCAATGGCGTTTATTGGAGCGTTAAATGTGATATTTCCGGTAAGTGTAACGTGAAAAACGTCTCCTGCAGTGGCGTCGATCGTTACTGCGCTGGAATATGTCAGTATAACTTCATTCGAGGAAATCAATTTCGACCATTCCGAGCCGTCATATTTATAAAACGTGTCTTCGTCATTTATCCAAACGAGCATGCCCTCAACAGGCTCTATTTCAGTCCATGTTGTACCATTCCAGCAATAAATTTTATCTACCGTCCAGCCGTTTGCCGTTGCCGATGATATATAGGTATCCCACAATGCAGGCGAGGCGGGGTGCGCTGTTGTAGGGTCATAAAACGAGTCGTAATTGAACGACAGTATTGCATCAAATATGCCATCGACAATAATATCGTTGTGCGTATGCACGCGATCGAGCCCGACGGTACCTCTCGGATAAAAGTCGGCAGCAACCATTGCCGCCTCGATAATTGCTTTAACCTGTTCTCTCGTTTTCACGTATTACCCTTTTGCCATTACGGTTGCAGATCCCTGCACATGCTTTCCGGCATACGAGCAGGCGCATTCCGGAGTTACAACACCATTCACCACCGGGAGGAGCGTATCATCACCGAGCTTTATTTGCGCTGCATAAACCGTCACTACACCGCTTGTCCGGATATCGATACCACCTGTTTTTTTTATGATTATATACTGATTTGCATCGGTATGTATTGCAACATCGCCTTTACTCATCGACGGAGCGATCCGGCGATCGGCTCCGGCAATTACGATCGTTCGGTGTCCGAATTGCACGGCAATGCATTCGCTGTCATCATCGGGTACCGCACTCGATCCATGATCTCCGAATAGCTCTACATCATCGATCTCTTCATCCTCGATGCCCATAACGCTACATCGGATCAATTTACCGGGCGATGCAGTTGCATCCGTTATCGTTCCCCGGACAATGCGCACATTGTTGTTATTCATACCCGCAACCCCATTTTGCCGAGAATGATTTCTGTCGATTTTTCTGCCTCTCCGTCCGAATTTTTATTCATATTAAACGATCGGGAATAGAGCAGACATTCCCCTCGATACGGAATCGTATAATCATCAACCGCACAAATTGTATCCGGTTGCCAGATATTCCCTTTTTGAGAGTGACCAGGCAGCACGTACCGCAACGACCAGCCATCAAACCTCTGTTGCTCTATAATCATCCGGGCCTGGTGAGAAAGTGTTTCTCCTGCTGTTTGTGTTTCAACAACGAGCGGTTTTGTAAACTGAGGAAACTCATCGTCGTCAACGGTTGCTTTACCATTAATCGTTTTTAAACCGGTAAATGCATCCGATTGTTTTTGACCGGTAACCGTAACGCGGGAATATTGCTGAGAGATGTCCTCTACAAAACCTTTTTCGGTATAATTACAATTATTTTCTCCGGTATTCCAGACAAAAAACGTTTCCGATCCGAATCCCCTTGGTTTGCCGAACACCAACGAACCATTCGAACGCAGATAAAAATGCATACCCCTTGCAGCTGCAATTCCGCTCAACAAGTCAAAGACCTTCATCCCCGGTACCGGCTGTACATATTCCTGAGCAATGTCCAGGCTATCGGCGCCATCCAGGTATGTAATGTTGACACTTTTAATAAAATCTATCTGACGCAAAAAATATTCAGCAACATCAACCAGCTTTTTATTGCGCAGGGTTTTAAATGTCTCGATATGATAATCGACAACCAATCCCATAAGGTCGCGGCCGCCCACTATCATTTCAGCGGTTTGTTTGGATCCACGTTTTTCTCTGCGTTCAACTATACCGGTGAGTACCGTTGCACCGTCAACGGTTATTACACATTTTTTACCGGTAGTAATTTCCGGCGCCGCCTTTTCCGGGAATGTAATCGAAAATGTACCGGCAGCGGTGTAAATGCCCGACGATACGCTATACGATGTAAAATGGGAATACTGTTTGTCGCCGATGGTAATTGCTACTACATCACTCATAAACTGCAACCGTTCCCGAGGTATAAGTCGGATTTTCAATTTGTGGATTTATCGACAAAACACGCTCCGCAGCTGCATATCCCAAACCGCGGGAATGACAGAGTAAATGCAACGGAAGATCATTGTCCACCTCAATAGATATAACCTTTTCGCGTTCTATCTTTATAGTATTTACATGCCGTAAAAGCGCGGCACTCATCTGATGCAACACCGTAATATTGCGGTCAATATTTATTGCCTGCTGAAGATACGATCGAACAATGTATAGCGACCGTTCCAGGTCGTTTACGGTAAATACCGACGGCATAGCAGCCCGACCGACATACTCGCCCTTGCGGGTCCAGGCCGGAGTTTTTTCTATCATTAGAGCCTGATATCTGTTGTCGTCGTCTGCTTTGTAGAGTCTCGATATAAACAGCGCTCCACATTGCGCAACAATGATATCGAGTTCAGGCTCAAACCCGGTTAGAGCATTACGCAGTTCGAGCGTACCGGTGTAAAATGATTGCAGTATCATAATCGGCGATTCAATCGCCGTTTCCACAAGTGTCATGTATCGATCAACCGCTTGCGCAATGCCGCCGATCAGTCGGCCGGGAAGCGTGGATCCATATTCGATTGATGCAATAAGCGAATCAGCCGGTTGCACGGCCGTTGCGAGAAATCCCTCGAACACCGCAACCGCACTATCGACCTGCGCGGCATAACTTCGGACACTTCGCGACATGTCGATGAATTGCGACGCCAGGCTTGATGTCGTGTTTATTACCCGGGTAAGAAGTGCCGATGCGTTGGGCCCCAAAACGGTGAGCAATTTATCTTTATATGATGCAAGGAGCGCAGTTTGACCGTTGATAAAGAGTTCTTCAATTTGCGGTTGTATGAGAGGTGTGAGCCGTTCCTCTATATCTCCCTGGAGCTGCTCCTCGAATACGAAGTCGACAACGGCGGTTTGTTTTTGTCGATCGTGCTTAGCACTGTACCCGGTAATCACACCGAGGATTAAACCGAAATACGGATGTATAAAATTATGTACGGTATCGCGCCGTTCAATCAGATTTAAAAACGACTGATAATCGGCATATAATTCGTTTTTAAACCATGTTTTACAATTGAATTTTCGGCCAGACATGCCCATATCACGAAAATCAGTTCCATCCGTTTCCGGATATTGATATCGCGAGAACGCCTTCTCGCAACCGTCATCGATAAATTCTATGGCGAGGACAAGTTCGTCGAGCTGGCATTTAAAATGTTCGTCAGATGTCATTATTGCCGCGCCGAATGTTTGCCGTTATTAACGGTCGTTGTGAGATTCGTGTTGAGAGAGTCGGATGTGGAACGAACGTGCCCGGCAGGGTCGATGGAGACGGAGAGCTTGATGTTGTTTTCGGTTCGATAGGTATTTACGGCTTGTTCTTTCGCAGCATAATAGTTTTGTTTTCCTGCTATACTGCCAAGTTTAAAACGCGATCGCAATTCCTTTTGTTTGTCTTTCGGTATAGTATTCCATTGTACGTCAACTGTTTTTCTTTCACCATATTCAGTTGCTCCCTTATCCAGTAACCCGACAATTTCGGCATATCCTTTTGCCGATAACATCAACCCTTTCCCGATCGTTGTTACAATGTCGCCTATATTTTTAAAGGTGAGCTCCATATCTTTTAATCGTTGCGGATCTTTGAGAAGAGCATCAATCGATAACGACATTTCCGCAATTGGTTTCGATAGAGCAACGTCAGCGAATTTTTTACCGACTTCCGCCAAAACGGTAAGCTTATACTTAGCAGTTTCCGAATAGGTCGCGAAATCTTTCATCATCTCTCCGGCACGTCCGGCATCGGCATTCACCAGCTTGTCGTATATGTCGAATCCACCGGTCTCCCGATATGATGACGCTAGCGCTGTAACACCCCGAATACCCTCCTCGCCAAATATATTGCCGAGTATTTTTTCATTTCCCTTGGCGCTTATTATTACGCCTTTTATAATTTCATCGATACTTTTAAACTGCTGTAATTCCCGATTAGAAAAAACATCAAATCCGAGCTTTTTAATCTCGTTTTGCTTCGCAATAATATTCGACAGTATTCTCTCAATAGCTGTTGTTGCCTGCTCACTTGATCCGACACCCCTCATAGCAACCTGCATGAGTGCTCCGAACTTGCGCAAGTCATCCAGCCCCCGCATTCCGAGACGACTGGAAGAGGAGAACAGACGCTCGCCCTGCGCTGCAATGTTCTTTAGGGTAAACTTTCCAGCTTTACCCTGTTCGGTTAATAGGTTATATGCCGACATCATTTCCGAGGGATCAATTTTCATTTGCTGGTTTAACGACGAACTGAGCGCTCCCATATCGGCCGCGGTAGCGCCTGTTGCCGTCGACGCGATACCCATTTCTCGTTTAATACTCTCACCAAACTTCAAATCGCCGGTGCGCTCTACTATTGCATCGATACCGGCGAGCATGTCCTCTCGCGTTTGTCCGGTATCTATGGCGGTTGCAACGATGTCATCTCTCATTTTCAGGAGATTTTTACCGGTAACACCGCCCTGTATTCCTAGTCGTGTCAGGTTGGCATCAAAATCGATAATCTGTTTTCCCGCCATAATGATGCCCGCCCCGGTCATCAGTCCGGAAAACGGGTTCATTATCATTCGCTTTAAACCGCTATTAATTTTGTTTCCCATTTGCCGGAACGAGGAAACAGTGCGGCTGGTAAACGAGCCTATTTCTCTCCGGCTGCCATTGAGAGTGTTTCTCAGTTGCTTGCCGTCGCCGGTAATAACCAGGTTTAAATTTTCGCTATTCCCCATCGTCGATTTCTACCAATTCCTCGTCGGGATTAATTTCGCGGCCGTTTTCACGTTCGTTTTTCAGTTCGGTCATGGCGTAGAGATAGAGCCATTGGCCGCGGGTGAGGTCGGTTCTGCCAAAGCAAGTGCGAGCCTTTTCAGCAAAGTCAAATTTGAAATATTCCCAATGGTCTGTTGCGGCTTTTTTTTTACGTCTGCGACAAATACATCGAAATCGGTTTGACTCATGCTTTCAACCGATGGATTATAACGATCGGAAAGCGAAAAAAACTCTTCCACCAAAACATTTCTGTCATGCGGTAAAAGGTTTTGTTTGAATTCTTCTATTGATGACGCCAGGCTGGTTTTTCCATCGGTATCACGACATGCCAGGAACAACTTTTGCAGAGTAATTTCCGATTGGTACAAATCGATATTGTGCATGCCGACGGCAATGTTTTTTAATTGAAACAATGCAGAGGCGGCGAACTCTGCATTTTGTTCGTCGAACTCCGACAATAGATGAATTTCGATGGTTTTTTCAGTGCCGGGATATTTAATTACTTTTTTATGGTCCGTCCCGGCTTTCAATTCGGTTAAAAATGACATGCTTCCCCCTCATATTTATTCGAGTATTCTTCCGTCGGCAACAAATGTCAACGTCATGACAACTTCTTTCTGTCCGTCCACATCCGACTCGCCTTCCTCGATACAATCGACTCCGGTGTAGGTTGTTTTCGGTCCGCCTTCGGTGTATTGCACCGACCACGTTTCATCCCGGACGTCCGACCAATCCTGTTTTGCGCCCACTTTCGGGATAACATAGTCGATGGAATATTTGTATTTTTTATGAACCTCGACAACCCCGTCCTCATCCATGAGTTCGACTTCTTTTGCATACGGAACGGCCATTTTTTTGTAATTCTTAAAATCCGTAATGCGCGATCCGTTACGCATCAGGACAATTCTACTCACATATTTTTTCGCCATTGTTAAACCTCGCTATCTTGTTAGATCAGTTCAAATAGTCGTTGTCAGCCGAATCGTATTCGCTAGTATGTGCAGCCCCTGCACTACTTCTACCGGGATGTCGCTGTTTACCCGTCCCGGTACATTCTCGTCGCGAACTGTTTCAAACCGTTCAACCAATGCATCTACCTGCTGAACCGCTCCATAGCGTTCAACTTTTTTGCAGATGGCAATGTTAAACGACCGCACATCGCCGGGAGTCACAACAAACGACGGTTCACCGTTAATGTGATTTTCCCTGAGAACCGACTGCGAATATGCCAGCGCATGCCCTGTTTTTATTGCAAGACGTAAATAATCCAGGCAGGCGATAACGGTCGTATCCAGATAGGTATCGTCCGGCGATCCCGACGAGCTCGCCAGGTACGTTGTAATCGACCGAACTATCCGAACGGCATTATAACCGTCGGCATTAAATGGAGTAACGCCGTTTAGCAGAAGGTTGTTTATCTCACTGAACTCAAGTCGGTCGGCGATGTCGGGAGCGTCACAATCAACCATTTGCATAGTGTTGAGCGGTAGCGCCGGGTGTCCGGTTTGCGCATGCATTACCGCTGCAGCCGCTGCAACTTCGAAAGAGACGAAACGACACTTATTAACAAACGCAACATGCATGCGCTCATCATTGAGCCCGGCTAACGTTATCGCGATCGCCATTGTTGCCGTAGTACCGAGCCAGGCCCGCGCACCCTGGCAATTCACCTCGTCGGATACCGAGAGCAGATATGCCCGTAATGCTGCAACATTGTCGGCGTCTTTGTAGGGCACAGCAACCAGTTTGTATGCTCCGGCAGTTGCAGCGGTTAGGGCATCGGTGATGTCGGCATTGTTTGCGCCCGATGCAAAACCGGTAATTACTACCGTTATTCCGTTTCCGTAAATGGTAATTTCAGGTTTGTAATTTGCGCTGTCCGTATCGTATTTGCCTAGTTCCATGCCCGGAACTCCGGCATTTTTTGCCCGAAGAGTAAGCACCGACGTTGCAACGCTCGACGTTGCCGGCAGATCGTGCAGTGCGGCAATGATGGCATCAATTCCAATTGCGATTTCGGCGGCGGTTGCGGTATCTTCCCAGGTATACGTGAATTTTTCATTGCCTATTCTGCCGATGATAAATCCCTGTCCGTCGGCGGTACCGGAGAACGTCAACGTCGATGTTGCGCATATCCCGGTATCGTCGTCGTCAACGGTAATTATAGACACCTCCGCCCGGCGATATTGTCGCAGAGCAGCCCGAACCATGCGATGAGCAATAGAACCTGCGCCTGCAAACCTTGCACCGTCGTCAGGACTGAATACCGATGTCGGCGTATGTACCGCAACAATCTCCGATGCGTTGCAGAGTTCTCTCCAGGTGGCTGTGCCATCGGTAACCGATCCGGATGCACCGGGCCATGTCGGTTCGGTGGATCCAGTCGTACCGGCAACAACGCAGATGTAATAATGTCCGTCATCATTGCCTGCCGTCGGTTTTACTTTGGCCCCCAATGCGGTAACTGTTGTCAACACCCATGCCGCCGGGGTTTTTATACGTGGCGCAATAATTACAAGCGGTTGACGATACAACGGCAATCGGTTGTTTGCACCCGACGCATCAACTTCGTTATAGCTTCCAGGTACCCGGATGTTACTTTGTATCACTCGTCACCTCCTGTTTTCGTTTTATCTGTTTTATTGACGCAAAATCAACAGTTGATTTTGTTAAACTGCCATCGGCAATCAACCGTCGATAGTATCTGTTGTTCGGCACCGATACCGGAAGAGTCGTAATGACATCCCCATTTTTACGCGGACAACTGCCCGATGGTGCGAAAACTGTTATTTTAATCATCGCTACTCCTCAATAATTGATGATATCGGTTGCATCCGCATCAACATTTTCATCCCCGAGGTAATATGATATTCCCTCGGTGAGTAATGCGACTGCATCATTATCGTCTATCGACTCAATGTCGAACGACGTTTCGAACTGTGTTTCAAAACAAATTGCCCCGAGCTCCTTTAACTTCGCATGAAAAACTTCTTTGCATGAAACCGGTTTTAAATAGTCAATTTCCAGATCCAGATCGTTTCCCGACAATAGCTGAATACACGCCGTTACTATCGGGTAAACGCCATGCCGCCGATTTTCCGGTTTGCCGACATGCTTGAATGCCTGAAAAACTGAAATAACAGGCGTCATTTTAATACATCCATCGGTTACTGTTTGTATGCCGATAGATGAAGTGGCAATGGATATCGCCGGATATTTGAGTAAATCTTCGAATTCGTTGTCAATATCAAATCTGTTAACGATCGTCGTTCCGCCGTTTGCCGACCATTTCGATTGCAGGTAGTCCTGTATTGCCGTTTCTATTTCAGCGAGCATGATTATTTTCCGGCTGCCTCTGCGAAAGCTTTGAGCATATCAGAGCCGTTTTTGCGGAGCATGTGTTCAGCCGTTAGTTTTGCGGCGGCAGTTACTGCCGCATCTCTATCGCCTGGATGATATTGTAGCTCTGATCCGTATATGAGTGTCGTTTTTCCAAACACCCATCCTATCAGTCGGTTGAAAAGTGACGTTGTAAGGGAATTATCCGCATATTTCCAGATTGTTTTGCGACCCTGCAAATATCGCTGCAGCGCTCTGAACGCTCCATAACAACTGCTGATCAAAAACGACATCAGTCCGGCAACAGCGGCTGGTGTAATGCCGTGCGGTTGCAGCTTATTGACAATAAATTTACCGACAATGCCGAGACTGTCGGTTGCCGACCAGGCGGCAGTTGCGATTATCATGCTCAGCAATAAACAGAGCGGTATTCGTTGTAAAAATTTCATATGCTTCCCTCCCTAAAAAGAACTCAATAAATCATCGGTAAAAATTTGATCGCTACTCGTTTTATTTACTATGTACGAAGCCGGTTGCTCCGACTGCAGTTCCATTATCGTTGCCTTCCCCATTTGCACGTCTTTGAGCCATTGGGTAAACTGTTTGCGGCGCCGCTCCACACCTTCCGGAACATCCATTTCCCGACGACGATCGTACAAATTGCACAACGCAAGATTCGCGCTGCAGTCTTTCACACAGCCTGGCGTTATTGCGAGCGGCAGCGTGTGCTTTGTGGCTATGTACGAATCAATGGTATTGTCCGCCTGAACTATTGCCTGCAAAACATTCGCGTATGCAGTATTCGGTGGATCCACAACAATATCGCCAACGTTATCATCATCGCAGAGCTGCAGCAATGTGTCATACGAAATGAGCCGTTTGATATCGTCGTGGGTTGAATACGCCATGGTTATTACTTACCGCTTGTTTTTGAAGGTTTCGCGGGAACTTTTTCGACATCGATCTTTTTAAGGAGATCGTCGCGTTGAGCTATCAGCTCGCCGACTGCAGTGCTTTGCTCGTCAAGCGCAGTTTTCAGCTTTTCGTTAAACTCCAGGGCTGCCTGGAGCTGCTCTTTAAGATCCGCACAACTCTCGCATATTAACGGAGACGCAGCGGATTTCGAAACTACTTCAATTTTCTTCAACTCGATAAGCTTTGCGGCCTCAGTTTCAGTAAGCTGAATAAACGTTTCGTACCTTTTGCCGTTATGCAAAATTGGAGTTTTACATTTATACCGGATTAAATCATCACTCATTATATTCTCGTTTCGTTGACGGTTTTAAAAACCAGGCGGCAGTTTATTACCGCCCGGTTTCACAACATTTTCTTTTATGCGTTATCCCGCCGGAATATTATGCGACGGCCTCGGATAACAGATATCCGAGATCGTTTGCAGTTATCAATTCCCGTACCGACTCGCCAACGCGGACACGTTTTCCGCCGCGCATACCCATATCTTTGTCGTCGATCACGCCTGCAGTGCGATTCCCGAACTCTGCCGTCATCCCGAATGTGACGCCGGCGTTCGGCATTGCGGTCGGATCGTCGGAAAACATCAGGAGGCTTTTCCCCCATAGCTGTCCGGTTACAACAGTCTGTCCTGGGTTCGCAGAATTGTATTTGCTCTCACCAACGATTATTTCGTCGATTTCGAACAGTTCTGCCATCTGCTGTAGTCTCACAATACCGGTATCGCCCAGCGTGCCGTTAACGGCCTTGACGATTTCAGCATGTTGCGACAGATATCTCCATACAGCCCGTCCCATAACCCACTTTGTAGGCGTGTAAAAACACGCATCCATTGCAGCCGTAAGGGTCGCAATAGGAGTGCTTGACGCATGACTAAACTGAGAGGTGCCCGAAAGTGTCGCCTTATTAGCGGCCGCATATTGATCTGCATCAAATGCCAGGGTTGCCGCCCGCATTTCACGGTCGAGTTCAATAAGATTTGTTAAATATTCAACGGCCGCTGCGAGTGGGTTGTATCCCTTCGGAGCATTTACAATGTCAACGATAGGGACGCCGTCATCGAGAGTATGATCCAATGTAGATGAATCCAGTTCGGTAAACGACAGTTCAACCCTATTCGGTATACCTGTTCTGCCCACGAGAGTTTCCGGTATAGTCAGGAACAATCCCTTCGGGTAGCTTCGGTACTTAAACGACTGTAATCCCACCGGTTTGCGCGGGAATATTTTGTCTGCAATGTACTTTTTGTTTTTATAGGCAACCGCAATCGGTGTCAACTCCGGATCCACGGGAAACGGCGCAACGATCGCTCCGCCGAACATGAGTGTAATCCCGATATCGGGACCACTTAAAAATGACAACACCGGGAACTCAACCCCTACATATCCGCACACTGTTGCAGTGCACGCAATGGCTCCGAGTATGAACATCAGCGCCATAAACAAAAACTTTCCAGTACTTTTACTAAACATGTATCAACCTCCTGTTAAATGACCGTTAATTGTCGTTTATGTGAAAAAAAAGCCTTCCACCCGAACAGCCCGCTTTCGCGGGACTGTCGGGGGGAAGCGAACTTTTATCCTGCAAATGTGATGGCAGCGGAAACCTTCAGTTTACCGTTAGGCAACACGACAACTAGATAGTATGTCGCCGCACCCGATTCGGTAATCGTCAGGTCGATGTCGCCATCCACCTCACTTGTCAGCTGAAACAGTTTATTTTCAATCAGATGCATACATAGCCCGTCGGTACCAATAACAACGTTTCCATCAGGGGCCGTTGTAATAACAGAGTCACCGTTGGCGTCAGCAGAAAGGTACGCCTGTACCGAAGCGCGGGCGGCAATTGGATCACCGGCAATATCTTCCAGCTGGATAGCAACGTTAATTGCGTTTGTTCCCTCAACGCCAACGGTAAATTCAGCATCCTGCACCGATCCGGCAAGGGTGTCAATTTCATCGGTTGTTGCAGTCAGTCCGTCGGCTGCCGATACGAGTTGCGGACAAACGAGAATGTCGATAATATCACCCGACACACCGCTTTGTAATGCCATGCCTCCCGACCTCCCCGATGCGCTTGCCAACATGGCCGTCGAGAGTTCAACGCCTCTGCCGACAGAGTCGGATGTCACCAAATCGCCACGGGTAACAACGCCGCCCAGGGTTATTTCGGCAAGGCCAATCTGTAAAACATCAACCGGCAGGGTTATTTCCCCGCCTAACGGAGCGGAAACGCCAAAAATCTTACTGGTGTTTGCCGATGCCTGAATTACAGTATTATCCGCACTGTCCTGCACAACAAACCGTCGTCCCGTTACAGCGGCGCCGCTGATATACGTTTTCGTTAAAATTGGGTTCATATCGTTTACTCCTGTACTGGTTATTGACTAATTGTTAATGGTTGTTTTTGTCGTTAAAATTTATCGTCAGCCGTTTTTCACATGGTCGCAGGCGTCGGTTGCCGAAACGGTGATTCCTTTTGCCAGCTGCTCGTCCATATACGAGCGGGCTTTTTTGCCGACGACTACCGGATCAAAATCCCCTTCGCTGAATTCAGCCTGGCGCGGAGTTACCGTATGCGTGTTTCCCGGTACGGTAGCCGGGCGGGCTTCGAGCTGTGCTTTGTACACGGCAAGCGGCGTGGTTGCGGCGTCGCCTTCACTGAATTCCGCGAGAGATGATGCTTTGTGCATTAACGACAGATCTTTAATGATCTGGTCTTTTTCACCTGGCAAAATCTTTTTGTCGGTAATGAGTTTTTCAACGAATTGCGAAAACTCTGCAACTGTCGTTGCATTGGTAAGTGTTGCGTTCGCCAATTTAAGCGCGGCGTTTTCGGCTGTCAGCGCAGACACCGTTGTGCCGAGCTGAGAGCTCGACTGTTCGAATTCGGCAAGTTTGGTCGAGAGCGTTGCGACCTGTGCGAGTGCAGCGTCGAACTGCTCTTTTTCTTTTACATCCATCGTTCCTCCTTGGGAGAATTGAGCGGTTGATTCGACTACAGGCATATTCTCCTGCAGGCCGGAAACCAGATAATCAGGTATGACGGCATCGGCTTTTTCAAGGCCGTCTTTTACTATTAAATAGTCGCGTATCTTACGGAACAGCGACCCAATGTCCTGAATTCTCCAACCTATCCAACCATCATTCGAAAATTCTGCCAGGTCGGTTTTTACGATGTCGGATATATCCATGGATATGATATCGCTGCCGACGGGAGCGGTTGAAAATTCTGCTATCGGTTCAAGCCCTTTTATTGATGGATTCGTTGCCGATAAAAACGCCACATGGTCGAGTCGGTTACTTGTCATGTCAACACCAACCGAAACAAACGGAAATCCACCCTTGGAAACCAGCGTTGAAAACTCTGCAACAACTTTGCCGGGCTGGAACAACAGTTTATCGCCTAAAACCTTCAGCTTGTCGACGATGCCAAACGACGGCACCGACGGGCGGTCCGGATGCCCTACAACTAAATGAGCCGGGAATTCTCTGTTGTAGTTTTTTTGAATCGCGTTGAGCTTTTCAATAGTTACTACATGCTTTGTTTTATGCCGGTCGGTAAATTCACCGGTTCTCATCAGCTGTAGCCATTTCGGCATGTTTAACCCCGTTTAATAAGTTGATCTGCAAAAAACAACCTCAATCAAAATCAGTTATAACATACCACCGGTGGTGACGGTTACTTTGCTGATGCTGTCAGCAAATTTTTACAAGCGATAGGTTGTATACTATCGGTAGCGCTGCGGCGCAGCGCTACCTTTTAACAGTACAAACCAAAGGAGACCCATGGGAAACATCGCTGACGCATCAATGCTCCTGAGAGCGCTGGGATATGGAATATTTCCGGCAGTAATTGTGCTGGTTTACCTCACTATTACTATCACAACTAAATTTTTAGGATCAAAACAGGACAAAGACCGTATTGAACATATGGCGAAATGGGATTCAATGATCGACGTACAGCGGCAGGCAATATCGAAACAAGCCCTCACCATGGAATCAATTATCAAAACTCACCAGGACGAAACAACCAGGTTAATCGATAACCACCGCGAAGAAACCGACCGCATGTATAAATTGTACGAACGTCAAGCCGATTCCCTGGATGTTATCAGCCATAACTTATCAATACAATCCCGGATTTTAGAAACGAAACACTTTTGTCCTAACGACATTAAAAAGGGGTAGCATGAGCAATGAAACAATGGCACTGAGAGGCCGGCTCTCAGTTGCAGAAGCAACAATCAGGTCACTTTCGTTAGGTATCGACTGCGACATCGATGAGGCGCGATCCCTGCTCGATAAATACGCAGACAAAACAATGCTGCAGTCGGGCAAGTTAAAGGTCATCATCGACCGCCTCGATAACCAGGTAGTGCAAATCACTAAATTGACTCAGCAGGCAGCGTCGATAAAAAGCGACCTTGGCGAATGAAACAGGGTGAAGGCAAAGACGTCGCGCACGACTATTATGTCTATCAGCAAATGACGTTCGATGAAATCGCCCGGCGGATCGGTCGGAGCGACAAAACAATCCGGGTTTGGGCTGATGAGGATGGATGGCGGGAGGAACGTGAGCGAAATCTCCGCGCACGGGTAAACGTACACGAAAAGCTGCATACTCTTGTGCAGAAAATAACCGACCGCATGATACTCGATTGCGATTCGGCGACGGAGCTCAGTCCTCAGAGCCTCCATGCTCTCACCAACCTGGTTAACAGCATGAACAGTTTGTACAAATACGAAGGCAATGTCGCCGAAAACATCGCCGACGATAATCCGAAAGCTGCAGCATCAGCCGACGAAATTGCCGAACGTGTCAGGGAGATATTGGGAGCGTAAATGAGTCTCAACCGAACATTCATGCCGTATCAACAGCGCTGGCTGCGGGATAAATCTCTCATAAAGATATGGGAGAAATCGCGACGCATCGGCGCGACATGGATCCAGGCATACGAGGACGTCGACGACATCATTACCGAACGGGAATACACACCCGGGCGAAAGGTCAAAAAAGTCTACTTTTCATCGAAGGACGAAGATTGCGGAAAAGAGTACATCGAGTATTGCCTCATGTGGGCAAAGATTTTTAACGTTGCCGCAAACGACCTCGGCGAGCAGGTTATCGAGGAGGATGACAGAAGCAAAGTCAAGGCCCGTATCCTCGAATTTAAAAACGGCGGCAGAATAAATTCCCTATCATCCGCTCCAACCGCGTTTAATTCCAAGGGCGGCAAAATTGTCTGGGACGAATCCGCACTCCATAAAGACCAGCGATCGATGTGGTCGGGAGCGCAACCGGCTGCAGTTGTTTGGGGATATCCAATCCGCATATTGTCTACCCATAAAGGAAAGCTCACCCTCTTCTATCGTTTTTGCAAAAATGCGAAAAACGGTAAAAACAATTTCTCGCTTCATCGGGTAACAATTGTCGATGCAGTTAACGATGGTCTATATGATAAGGTAATGGGCCGCGCAACCACCGCCGAAGAACGTGCGGCATACGTAGAGCAAATACGAACGTCGTGTCAAAGCGAGGATATCTTCCAGGAAGATTACATGGCCGAACCGGTCGACTCCACAACCGCCTTCTTTTCGTATGAAGACATCGAGCTCTGCACCGTGGATGGTTGCCTGCGCGATTTCGAGTATTTACGCAATTGTCAAAACCCGCTTTTTGCAGGGTGGGACATCGGCCGCACCCGCGATCTGTCCGTTATACCAATACTCGAGTACATTGCACCGATGCTGTATACCAGATTTTTGCAGATATTCGCAAAAACAAAATTCAAAGTTCAGAACATGTTTTTGTCGGACGTCATGAATTTACCGACGATGATGCGTTGCTGTATTGACGGTACCGGTATGGGTATGCCACTCGCCGAACGGGCGCAGGAGCATCACGGAAAATCCCGCGTCGAATCGATAACGTTCAACAATGCCAACAAAGAGACATTGGCCATCGGCATGAAAGAAACGTTCGAGGACCGCCGCATAATAATTCCCGACGAAGAAAAATTGCGCGAAGCAATCCATAGCATTAAACGAATGACAACCGCGACGGGTGCAATACGGTTCGATGCAGAACGAACAGAGCTCACCGGACATGCCGATGAGTTTTGGGGTCTGGCGCTGGCGATACATGCAAAAACAGGCGGACCATCCGGACCGGTTACGGTAATGTCGACAAGTTTATCGACGTTAAAACATCACGATAAATTTTCGGGGGCAATAAATTATTCGACGTATTAACAGGCACGCCGTCAAACCCCCGGAAACGGCCCTTTAAGCGAGGCTGAAAAACGGTGTGCCATTATACAAAAAAATGTTTATCGTTAAATTTAATTTGAGTTAAACGGGTTGTAGGCAATTCCGGAGTGTCGCGAGGGGAAACGATTACAATTTACCGGTAAAAAAAGGATAAATCGAGGACAAAATGGCAAAAACACCGATTATACGTCGACAAAAACGAACCAACCAGGAGTTCAGTCGTATTGCAAAAAACTTATCGACGCAAATTGCAACCCGAACAAACCTCAATCCATGGATTGCAGTATACGATGCGCTGCCGAATCCCGATCCGGTGCTGCGCAAAACCTCAAACCGCATCGAGATCCTCCACGAAATAAAACGGGAGCCGCATGTTTCTGCATGCAGCAAGTCGCGAAAGGCCGGAGTAACTAAGCGTAAATGGAAAATCGAGGAGGGCAATGCCGCGTCGTCGGAGGTCGAGATAATCGAGAGTATTTTTGAAAACCTGCGCATTCGAAAAGTCATCCGCGAAATTCTCGACGCCTGGGGGTATGGTTACAAGCCGCTCGAAATTTTATGGCAACGTGAAGGCAATTTAATAATTCCCGAAAGTATCGTCGGCGTTCCCCCCGAATACTTCGAGTTCGGCATCGACAACGAACTGCGATTAAAACAGGAAAACAGTTTTAAATCGGAACCGGTCGAACCGCACAAATTTCTCCTGGCGCAATACGAGGCGTCGTACAGCAATCCGTATGGAGAGGCGCAGTACTCCCTCGCATTCTGGCCCACTACATTTAAAAAGGGCGGCATCAAGTTTTGGGCGCAATTCATGGAGTCGTTCGGGATGCCGCATGCAGTGGGAAAAGTACCGCGCTCACAAATGGGAGGAAAAGAAGCGAGCGAGCTTTTGAACGCACTTACCCTTCTTATTCAGAATGCGGCGGCTGTTTTCCCCGACGATGCGTCGGTAGAACTGCTTGAGACAAAAGCGGGAAGCGGATCGAGTGATCTGTACGAACGTCATGCAAGATATCACGACGGAGAAATATCGAAATGTATTCTCGGGCACGGCAGTGCCGCCGATGCAACACCGGGAAAACTCGGCGGAGATGATCCGGCAATGGACGTCAGGTCGGATATTATCGCCGACGATTCCAGCATGGTGATGGAATGTTTCGACGAGCTCATCCGATCCATCTACGCATTAAATCCGACATGGGGCGCAGAACGTCCTGGTTTTGTCCTTTACGATGAAGAAGACGTCGATACTGCCAGGGCGGACAGAGATTTTAAACTGATGAACAGCGGTAGAATAATCCTCAAAAAATCATACTTCACGAAACGGTATGATTTCGACGAGAGCGATATAGAGGTCATAGAAAAAGTGGATCCACTTTCTCCATCAACGCCAACCAACCCGGTAAACGCAGAATTTAGCTCGGCGACACCTGGCACTGCAGGGCAGGAAAACGTCGACGATCTGCTCACCGGTATTACTGATGCTATTATGCAGCAACAAGTCGAAAGGTTTTTAAAACCGGTAATCGAGCTGGTTGAATTATCGTCGAGTTACGAAGAGGTGCAGGCGGGTATCCTGAAACTCTACCCGAAACTTAACACGTCGGAAATTACAAACACCCTCGAACGGGCAATGCTCTTGTCGTCCCTGCAGGGAGAGCAACCCGGGGAGATCCGCGAATAATGGGCATACTGCTCGATGCATTCAGCCTCGCCCCGGCGAAGGCTGTCGAATACCTGCGCAAAAAGAAGTTGCGCATCAGCGGATCATGGACGGAGGTATGGAAAGAACAGCATACCAAAGCATTCACTGTTGCCAACCTTTCAAAGCTCGATTTATTGCAGGACATCCGCAACTTGTTAAACAAGGCGATCGACGGCGAGCTTGCACCCGACGTCACCGGAGAAATGGTGAAACGGGGAATCCCATTTTCAGAGTTCAAAAAACGTCTCGTCCCGAAACTCAAAGCTCGCGGATGGTGGGGTATAGAAGAGGTCGTTAATTTCACCACCGGAGAAGTCACCGAACGGCAACTCGGCTCGGTTGCCCGGTTACGCACTATATATGATGTAAATGTGCAAACCGCTTTCATGTCCGGGCGTTATCGCGGGCAAATGGATGTTGCGAAAGAATTGCCCTACTGGCAGTTCATAGCTGTCATGGACGGCAACACCACCGAGCGCTGCAGTAAATTGCACCTTGTCGTATACCGGTACGACGATCCGGTCTGGCAATATATCTATCCCCCGAATCATTGGCGTTGCCGATCGCGGGTCCGGTCGCTCGCCGCCGACCAGGTCGACCGGGTCGAGTCGTCAACCGACAATCTCGTTTCTCAAGAGGAGGCGGTCGGCAGCGACAACAAACGCATGGTCGATGTAACCGGCGTAAAATTTACCGATCGCTACGGAGTTCCGCAAACGTACATGCCTGGCGCCGGCTGGGATTACAATCCCGGTAAACAGACGTTTAAACCAGATTTAAAAAAATACGACGACGACATTGCAGCATTGTGGGAGGGCGAATGATTACCGCCCGCTTTAACGACGATCGCATCGATGCAGCGCTTAAAAAAATAGCGGACCGCGGAGTCAATCTATCAACGCCGCTTTCAGCATGCGGCGAAATACTGCTCACCTCGATCGATAAAAACTTTGAGAGTCAGGGCCGCTATCGCTCGGTCGGCGATGTCAGAGGAGGGTCTACCCGCTGGCAACCACTCGCAGCGGCAACAGTACTGTCGCGCCTTGGCGGTAGCCGTGCGTTCTCCAAGGCGGGAACATTACGCAAACCGGCGCAACGTAAACTCGAAGGGTTAAAAATCCTGCAGGTCCGCGGCGCGCTTGCCGCTTCGTTTTCGAAAAAGGTAAGCGGCAACAGTTTGACGGTCGGCAGCAATCGTATCTACACGGCATTACAACATTATGGCGGGAAGGCGGGAAGGGGGCGGAAGGTTACTGTTCCGGGAAGGCCGATTTTGGTTGTGCAGGATGAGGATGTCGAGAGGATGGTGGGGATTTTAGTGAGGTATGTGTTTGATTAGTAGCAAACGTTGGTTTTAAACATAAACAACAGGTGTATGGTAAAAAAAATGTATAAGCTTTTTTTGATGTTATTAATCACGGCAAATGTTTTTAGTACTCCGTTTACATTTACAGTGAAAACTAATAATCCCGGAACTTCGAATAGCGATCAATTTACACTGCCGACGCTGACGTATTCGTACGATTACAATATAAACTGGGGCGATGGGAGTGATGCTGAGCGCATAACTTCTAATGTTCCACAAACCCATACATTTATTGGTGGAGCAGGCACGTATACAATTAGCATCGAACAAAATGCGGCACTCAAATTTCCGACAATGCGATTTAATAATGGTGGGGATAGATTAAAACTAATCGACATAACACAATGGGGGACAAATTCCTGGTACGATCTGAACAGATCTTTTTACGGTTGTGCAAACATGGTTATATCAGCAACAGATCAGCCGATATTTAACAATCCGACAACATTAAACAACACGTTTACCGACTGTAAATCTTTGACTAAAATACATGGGTATTCATACCCCAACGTTTTAGATATTTATCAAACATGGTCTGGCGATTCAGGAATAACGACAATAGATGCGGGGCTATCTCTTCCGAAAGTACGAAACATAGGAAAAGGTTTTGAATATACACGAATAACAGAAATGCCAAACATTCCGTTTGACAGCGTAAGAATAGGATATTACGCATGGAGAGGATGTAAAAACCTGGTAAAATTTCGTGTAACGTCGATGCCACGATGCACTACGTTTTTAGAGGCGTGGTACGGCACTGCAGTGGACAGTTTTCACACAATGAACATATCATCGGCAATAACGTTTTCAAGCGCTTTTTCGTTTTGTAGTACTACTGTTTATTACGATTCTTTGTATCTACCAAATGTAAAAGATCTGAGATATGCATTTCGATGCAATTTTATTTTACCTAAAAACCCGGGAATATATGCACCCGCGTGCACATCGTATCACGAAACGTTTGTTGAGTGTAGATCGCTAACTCGATTTCATCCTATAAATATTTCTAATGGTAAACTGTTCGCCTGGTGTTGGAACCATACATCTATCGATTCGTTCCCGGAATTAGATTTTTCGAATGCAACAGACATGCAATACACGTTTGGGTTAATGGGTACTATCTCGCATATGGAATCAAAAAATTTCCCGAAGGCAAATAATATGACAGGTTTCTTTTATCAGGGAACATGTGCAACATCTGATTACTCTGATATATTGATTAACCTGGCTGCAAATAATACAAATAATTCTGTGGTGCTTGGCGGAGGAAGTAGTAAATATTATTATCCCGCAATATCGTCTCGCGCAAATTTAGTATCTCGATCATGGACGATAACCGACGGCGGGGTCGATGCGTACTATTTATCAAATACCCATGATGCACATGGGGCAATAACATACCTAACAGATTCAATTGCCGGATATGGTGAAACAATCCGGATATATTTTACTGTTGATGCGGGATACGTTGGTTCGTGGAATTACGGGTCATATATCACAGGTATCGATTCTAACGATGTGGTAATGTACACGGATTCGGCAATAACTGCCAGCACGCAACTCATACCTATAACCCCGATAATAACCTCAATCAAATCACAAACCCGTCGAGACTACTACCGTCTGAACTGCGCCCGTCCTGGCGACGTAGTAACCATCAAACTATCAACCGACATTGTCGATTCGTCCGCATCAAGCGCAGTATACCTCGGACGCGACACCACCGGTGCAATGCAGATAACCCGCTGGTTCAATAACCCAGGCTCCGACACTGATTCTGTCTGGTGTGTCGTTCCTACCCCCGCAACATTAAACGTAAATTACCGTCCGATAGTAGTATCCGGATCTGGAATGTATTCCGAAGTAAGAGTTCCCGTCACATGGCGGGAACAGTGGATACTCAACGTAAAGGGCTGGGTGAGATAATGCCTATTGCAATACTAAATTCCACGCTGACCATCACCGATGTAGTTCAGGGCGTCACCCAGTGGCTCGTCGAGCATAATATCAACGATGGCGGGTACACAACTGTTTCCGTTCCCGAATTGCTGGGAGGTGACGAGTCGGGGTTTTACCTCTGTCCGAGCTCACCCAATGTACAAACCGAAATCGAGGCGTATTCATTTGCCTATCGGGAGGTAATTACCAGCGAGGATTTCAGTATTGATGACACTATACAATGGCGTTTTACTCCTGCCGGATACGACGAGGGTAACGGCTCGCCATTCGAGAGCGATTTATATATCGTTGGTAGCAGCCGGGTAAAGGGCGGCTGCGGTTTTATACAGGGATTTAATTTTACACTTTGAAAGAGGTTTTTATGGATGCGTCAGATTTAATGCCGACAAAACAATTTCCCGACGTGGAAAACAGAAACCATCTCGCGTTGCTCGTGGGCGAGGGTGCACAGGTTGCACTGCGCTACTACGAGGCTGCATGGCAATTTAATCGCTGGGATGGTAACGGGTGGATAACTCCAAAAAATCAGACCTATTTCGACTGCGTCATACCCGTAAGAGGAGTGTACATTTTTAATGTTGACGAACAAAAAGCCGTCCTGAAATACGATCTCCTCGGATACACTATCGACAAACCGGAAGGTTGGAACGATGGCGCAACCTATCTCACCGGGGTTACCTCCCCGTTAATTTGCGGTATGCAGTATTCGAAACGAATCCGACGAGTTTACCTCGGCGTGGAAACAACCGCAACCGAAATTTTCCTGAGCGCATAATGACAACAGCTATTTCCTCACAGACCGTACCGGCGGTCTGCCCCGTAGAGGCGGGTTCTCCACCGCCCGCCTCTACACCTGTTTTACCGTCGCCCAAACGCGGCCGCGGTCGTCCCAAAGGCTCCGTACGGGCAAACAATGCAACACTATCCCCCCACATCCTCATCAACGACCAGCGCGTCACCTGGTCGATGATCAAATACGTCTACAAGCGTCTCCACTGCGACTGGGACAACACCATCGACGCGTTCTGGAAGGCCCGTAACGCCACTGGTTCAAACGGCATTTACCGGTACATTATGAGCGGTTTTACACCCGGTAAAAAAGGCCCGGCGTGGATCCATCTGCCCTCGCGCGATCGCGAGGAAGGAAAGATGGAAAGCATCCGCCAATGGTGGTTTAAACTGTATGTTCCATCGTCAAAAAATAAAGCGACTATTGCAATAAATAGCGACGAGGTAAAAAACATGCTCGAAAGTTTATCCGAAAAATTCGGGATATAGTTATGAGCGAACGACACCAGGTCGAAGTGGCATGCAGCGTATGCGGCAGCAAACACCGTATCGGCGATTACTGCAATGTATGCCAATCGTATCAACCATGCACTACTCAGGTCGGCAATTTACCCGATGGCAACAGCCCGTCGTTCAGCCGAGAAAATAAAGTTTCGCGCGGACAATTATGGGACAAAGCACAACACAAGGTTATCCGGAGGTAATGTGAAATATTACGAACCAAAGTATTTTCGCGTCGAAGAATATGTTCCTCCTGAGATATATGCCGAAAAGGGGGACGAATCTATCCTGTTGATGGATGACCGGATACTCAAAACCGACGATGCCATCCGCGAGTTTTTCGGGGTCGCTGTTATCATAAACAACTGGCACAATGGCGGCGATCGCAGATACAGCGGATACCGCCCGCCTAACTGTACTGTGGGCGCTTATTACAGCCAGCACCGTTTCGGGCGGGCGTCAGATAAAATCATGCTGTTTATCAGCACAAATACGATTCGGGACGAAATCATCAAAAACAGAAAAGCGTTCCCGTACATCACCGTCATGGAAAAAAACGTTTCCTGGCTGCACACCGACTGTCGGTGTGTTGCCGATACAAATAGCATACAACTTATTTCACCGTAAATGGAGGTTCCCATGTATTCCGATTTTAATTACAAAAAATTGCGGCCGCTCGATGTGTTTTGCACATCGGCGAGCAGCCTTACCGGTCGACTGATTCGTCTCGGAACGGCGTGTTTAAAAAACCGGTCAGGCATTATCGAGGCAACCCGGCAACAGGTCGCGAATCACTGCGCGATAGTGATTTCTCTCGGAGATAAACTATGGGTCGCAGAAATGGTCGACGACGGACTGAAAATCAACAGTTGCCGCAAATACCTCAACAACAAAAAAGAAAAAATCGTTGCGGTTAAAAGACACAAAAAGCTTTCCCAAAACATCCTATCGGTCATTGTCAACGACGACCTGGTAAGAATGTGTCAGGGAATGCGCGATTACGACTGGAAATTGATTGCACAATATTTCGGGCTCGGGCGCAACGACAAATCAAAATATTATTGCTCTGAGCTCTGTGAAGTACTGGCAAACAAATACGATACAACATGGGATCGCTACCAGTTAAAACGTCGACCAGCCTGGCAGATGATTTCACCGATCGAAATACAATTCGGAGCTCCCGAGTATTCTGATTTTGTTCATGATATTTATGTGGAGTAGTTTGTGGGGGGCATGCGGCCACAACGATTAAACCCAGGGCGATGCCCAAATGGAATGCGGTGATGTCCCGGACAGGTCGCGACTGTTCCGGGACTACATCCGCGCTTTTTCAGGGGTGTTTTTATTCAACAATCAAAAGGAGGGTTTATGAAAACATATTGTACAACTAAAATTGTCAACGGTGAAGAATACGTTGGTCGAAGAATCAAAGCCAAGTCTTTTGCAGAAGCAGAAAAAAAAGCTAAAAAACTTGGCATTAAAGTACGTGGCGAACTGGCTATTTATTAACGTCAATCACCACGAAGATTAACTTCTTCCGTCCCATCCGTTACGACGGGCAATAGTACTGGTGATGAGCCAGTCAATAGATACGTTCAATCTATTCGATAATGCAACCAATATGGATTTATCCGGAAACCGTTCTCCTCTTTCATACCTGGAAATAGTTTGATACCCTTTATGTCCGACAACCTCAGCCAGTTCATTTTGGCTAATCCCAAGTAACTTTCTGGCCTGTTTCAAGCCTTTGCAAAAAAAGTCCATACTGGCATTATTTATATCTTGCATTATACGTCCACATTGGATATATTTAGTTATGGTTAATAATTTCACCACGTAAAAAAAAGGCATAGAAATGCTTAAAAGAAAATTCGCGATCGCACTTGCTTCTGCCGGTATTACTCAATCTGACTGGGCTCGTATGCATCAGCTTTCGCAGCCAGGACTTTCACAATTACTCTCCGGCAAAATGAAAAGTAAAAGGCATTTAAAATCTGTTAACAGTTTTATCGCTGCAGAATTCAAAAAGCTTCAGTTATCAGTAGGAAACACATCGGCAGGAAGCATTGCAGCGTAACGGGTAATATAAAAGCATTCTGTTTCTCACGCAACTTTTAATCAGCTTTTTTTTCGGCTCACTGTAAACAACCTTTTCACCCTGAAGGGAACACCCATGAAAAACAAACTTATCGATCTCAACAACCACCTGTTCGCGCAAATCGAACGGTTAAACGACGAAGAAATAACCGGTGACAAACTGAAAGCCGAAATCGATCGCAGCAAAGCACTGTCCAGCCTGGCGCAGAGTGTAATCGGGAACGCCAAACTCGCTCTCGATTCAGCCGTTGCCATCAAAGAGTGGAGTTTACAATCGTCTAATTTTCCATTAATTGAAAACAATAGCCAGGTACAATAATGTACACCTCCGAACAACTGCGATGGCTCCAAATCTGGTACAAACACTGGCATATCCCATATCTCACCGTACGGTTTAACGCCCGGTTTGGTACAACCAAAACAGTGCAACAGATTAAAAGCACACTTCATAACCATCGCATCAGTTCCGGCCGTACCGGGAGATTTCAAAAGGGAATTCCAGCCTGGAATTTCGGTACCAAGGGGCAACACCTTACCGGCAAAAACAGAACGTCATTTTTAAAAGGCAATATTCCGGCGAATCTCAAACCTGTCGGCGCCGAACGAATCTGCAGTAAAGACGGTTACGTCCTGATAAAAGTCAGCGAACGAGACCCGCATACCGGTTTTGCTACCAGATATAAACATAAACATATCGTTTTGTGGGAAAGCAAAAACGGGCCGGTTCCAAACGGCATGACACTTTTCTTCGCAGACGGCAATAAATTAAACATCAAATTAAGCAACCTCATCTGCATTAGCCGCGCAGTACTGGCGCGGATCAATCAAATGCACTACCACGATCAGCCCGACAGCATAAAGCCGATAATTTTATCACTGGCACAGCTCAAAACAATTGCCGGTGACAGATCCCGTAAAAAAACATCCAACATCCAATCAAGTTTTTTTTCACAGGAGGGAAGATCATGAAACAAACAATCACATTTGCACTTATCGCTATAGTGATGCTCATTGCCGCACTTATCGCGGTAACGTTACTTGCCACCGCAGCGCATGCCGAAAATCTCCCGCAACCGGCTGTCACCATCACCGGATCGTTTGCCGATTGCGAGCGACGCGGCAACGACTACATCATCCGCTGGACCGAACCAACGCATCAATCGTCCGGCGTGCTACTGCTCGCTAATTCAGCCAACGGCAACGCAATTGTCGATTGGGACTGGCCCGAGCGTACCGGCATCATCGTCTCCTGGGAAACCGATAAACACCAGGTCGTAATCGCCGATCCCGACAACTATTTCAAAGCGCACAAGCTGCATTTTACGGTAAAACTATGGTAGCGCGTTGGCGGTTTCAATTAACAAACACAATCCACAAAATACGATGGCACATATCTATCGCATGGTGGAATTTCATCGACTGGCTCATAGGGAGGTAACATGATCACACTAAAAAAACAACCGGCTAGCGTACTGCAATTGCTCTGCGCGGCAAACTCAGAAATCGACCGCATTGCCGGAAACAAACAACCGTTGCCGATAGTCCAAAAAAACGGCATTACGCATCACGTTCACGCTCTCGCCGGTATCCTCCGGCGAACAACTGCCCGCAGTATATCAATGCAGGTCGGCGGCATTATCGTCGAAGCCAGGCGGGCAAAATGCTGAAAACGTTGCTCATCATCGGCACTATCATTTTTGTCATCGCCATGTATTTAATTGCATGGTCGTTGTGTAAAATGTCATCCATCTGCTCAAATCACCGGGAGTACGGCGAATGACTGCATATTATAAAAGCAGCGCTCTCACCATGGCGTTTTATTCACTCGCCGCGATATTCATCATTCTGTTAATATCTGCACCGGCAATTTACATCTATACAGAATTCAGAGAATCAACCGTAAGGGAGGAATATGCAAACACGCTACGTAACGAAATGGGGGATCATCCAATTACTGATAAAATCATTTCTAATCATGGCGGCAACGATAGTGTCGGTCTACATTCTGTCAGGGATACTTTACGTCCATTATATCAATCAATAAATAATCGGAAAGGCTACCATGGTCACAATTAAATGCTACCATTGCGGCCTGCGCTGGCAAATAAGCGCCGACCATACACCGCAACAGCTCGCAGTGCTCATGCAATGTGTGTGCGGCAAAACAGGCAAACAATTAACCGGGAGGAAATATGGCTCAAAACAAAATAGAGGTAAACTTCGAGCCGATGATAAAACGGATCGACGAAGCAACCGAAATTCTCGAAGCGGCGGAGTTCGCGATGAAAGAAATAAACAAACGACCGGGAAAGCAGCCGGCAACGGTAAGCGAACTAACGGCAGCAATCATGTCGTCAATAGTGCTGCAGGTAATCGAGTCGCAAATAGACATGATGCGCGACCCTGACGGTTATTTCAGCGAGGAATATCATGCCGAATAGCATTCTCACCGATACCGAAAAAGACGTTCTGTCCAGGGTCGTACCCGACGATATTAAACACCGTTTATTATCCGCGGCACAAATGCGATTCGGCCTCGATATCCTCCCGGTTTTCGGAGAGACTACTATGTCAGATTGTTATCGCATCGATTCGAACAGATACATGTTATGGTTCAACGACAACCACAACAGCACGCACATGGTGTCAGTGGTTGTCTAAAACAAAAATTCAAAACAAACAGGAGGAGAAGCTATGGATTTAACAATTAACATTCCTATTGTTGTGCCGGAGAGCGAAGTGATGATGATTGAAAACATTGTCATTCAGGATAGGGTGCCGAAAGACACTGCAAACATCAACACCCTTGCGAAGTGTCTTCAGAAAATAGGACAATTGTCGGATGTTCCTATCAGCAAAAGCGGCGTGCTGCTCGGCGATTGGAGAACTGTCGAGGCTGCAAAAATGGCCGGGCAAACCACTATCCGCGTAATCAGACATGCCGTTTATACAGAAGACGAAATACGATCAATACAAGACACCCTGGCAAAATACCCGCCAAACATCGATATCAAAGATTACCTTGAACTTTGCCTTAAAGACATTACAAAAAAAACCAAATAACAACCACTAATCGCACGTTAAGGAGCATGTTATGACAGAAGAAAAAAAGGGAAACGAACAAGGGTTTTTAATGGTCAATATTGCGGATATTGATTTCGGCGATCGCATCAGAGAGGAGTACGACATAGAATATGACGGCCTCAAAGATGACATCAAGGCAATAGGCCAGCACACCCCTGTTATCCTCGAACGAACCGGCGACCGATACCTTTTGCGTGATGGCGGCAGAAGGCTCACTACTCTCATCGCATTAAAAAAACCTCAGGTTAAGGCGACGATTCTATCTGCAGAAGAGGCAAAAAACGCAGAATACATCGAAAGATCGGCGGCGTTTAAACGCAAATCATTTACATTTGTCGAAATGATGAGATCTATCGACAAGAGAAGGACTGAACTGAAACAACTGTACGGCGAAAGAAGAGGGGGGAAAAAAACACAACCTGTTGATTCTGAATATGATATGAAAGAGGACAATTTGCACCCCTTCACAGGTAAGGCAGCTATAATAATCGCAAAAGAACACGGCATATCCGAAAGAACATACAAGTCAGCATGTACAATATGGAAGAACGCTATACCGGAAGTACATAAGGCGATAAAAACAGGGTTAGGCAGCTCTGTCGTCAAAAAAGACGAAAACGGCAAAGAAATAATTGATGGCGGGTTGTCTATCTACGGAGCATTAAAAATAAGTCAGCTTTCAGGGAAGAAACAATTACAGGCGCTTAACGAAGCCGTTGCACGCCTTGACTCTGAAAGCGACACCCTCAATGACTACAACACCTCCCGCCGCAAAGCCAAACGCAAGGTAAAAAACAACATCCCGACAACTCACACGCCGCATCCCATTTTCAACATAATCCGAATCGCTCCCGACTGGGACAAAACGGCAGCGCTGCCCGATGTTCTCGATCTCCCTGTAAACGACTACACATCCGATAAAATCGCCGTTATTGCGGTTGAGTGTTACGCCCGGCATCTACCGGGCGCTATGCAATGCCTCGACAATTGGGATTTTGACTATGTGACCATGCTCACTGTATGGGACCCTAAACGCACTGCTGGCCATCTCAATTTCACCAATAGCGACACCGCTCATATCATTTTCGGTATGCGCCGCTGCAGCGGTGATGTCGGAGAAGTTTTTCGCCTGGCGCAAATTGTCAAAACCGCTCCTGTGCATGCCAGATACACGACATCGCTCTCCGATTCCCTTATACATATAATAGACGAACTGTTCCCTGACAAAGCCGACAAGCGTATCGACATGACATCCGATACTAAAAGCAAAGGATGGATTTGTTGGAAAACATCGTATGGTACCCCAAAAGATCCCGAAACGGAAGGCGGACCGAATGTCGACGATCCTAATTATCTGCCTCAAGACATGCCGAGTATCGAACCGGTAGACGAACCGGATGTTTCTGTCGAAACGGAGCTAGTCGAAGACGATCAGCCGGAAACAGACGAGGCCGATATCGAAGATTTTATCGATGTTGTCGAACCAAAAAAGCCGCTTCAAATCTTTTAACTATCACGGAGAACTCATGGACCATATTTCACAAAACAGAAAAGTTCTCGGGTTCATGCGCCTGCACGGCAGCATTACGCCGATGCAGGCTATCCGTCATTTTAAATGCTACCGTTTGGGTGCTCGAATTTACGAGTTAAAACAAATAGGGTATAATATTAAAAGTGAAGGCATGAAAATGCAGCAATCCAGGTTCTGCAAATACTCATTAAACACGGATTAAAAACAATGGACCCGACAAACAAATGGATATCATCACGCGATGCAATTGCGTGCCTCGAAACAAGTAGGCAACAATTGCAGCGCATGAGAGAACAGAATAAAATAAAATTTCGACAAGTGGGTAAAGATGCCGACTATCTACTCGAATCGCTCCCTGCAACGGCACAAGTAAAATACTGGAGTCTTTACGAACCTAATAAATCCCTGAGTAAAAACGACGCCGAAATATACGCTGCAGCACCCGACCACTCCAGGCGCAAGGCGAACAAGTATTTGCAGATAATTACTGAAAGCTCCGATCTTTCGGGGGACGCATTAAAAAAGTTCCTATATATATGGAATAGAGAGCACCCCGATTGTGCAACAAGTTATGTCCGCCTCATTACCGCACGCAAAAACTACATAGACCATGGAGTATCCGCCCTGCTCGGTAAATGGGGAAAAAGGTCGTCGAGCACATCTGTACCCGACAACCTTTTTTCCTTTTTCAAATCTCTTTACATGAGCGACGGAAGGCCGTCGGTAGTATCATGCTGGAAAATGACCCTGGGGCATGCAGTTGGAATCGGTATCGATGCCGCAACAGTGCCGTCGCATTCCGCGTTCGCTCGGCGTCTTAAAAACGAGACTCCAGAGCAGGCAGTATACACCGCCCGCGAAGGTTTGGGCGCTGCAAACAGAAAACACGGCTTCTATATCCGTAGAAATTACGACCAGGTACTGTCGGGTGAATGTTGGATATCAGATCACGCACAGGTCGACATTGCCTGCACGTATAACGATCGCGGCAAAACTCGGGTCGGTTATCCCTGGATAACGGCATGGAGAGATTTCAAATCAGGCCTATGGACAGGCTGGGATCTCCACATGGAGAATCCAAACAGCGATTACATTTTTATGTCGTTTTATCGGGGCGCATTAAAATATGGTATCCCATCATATTTGTATCTTGATAACGGCAAAGATTACCGATGTCGGGATTTCGCAGGCGGACGAAAAAACCATCGCCTCAACGTTGACGAAGGCATAACAACATCGTTAACCGCGGCATTGGGCATTACAACAATTTTCGCATGGCCCTACAACGCACAATCCAAAAGCATCGAACGCGACTTTCTTCGACAAAAAGAATGGCTGTCAAAGCATGCTGCAGGTTACCGCGGCGGTAATGTCGTAGAGCGTCCCGAGGCACACAACAAAACCATTTCGTCGGGCAAAATAATATCGATCGAAGAGCTTGACGAAATAATGACAGGATTTATCAATGATGTAATAATGCAATCGGTCGTATCATCAGGATACCGCGCCGGTAAATGTCCTCAAGAAATTTGGCAGGAAGAATACCCTCTGGCAATAGAACAACAGAAGGTACGGCACATATCAAAAATAGCGCTTATGCTTTTCTGTACCAGGGTTTCGGGTGTTCTAACCATTGGTCGCAGGGGAATCCGCGACAACACACTCGGAATAGATTACTATGGCGCATGGATGGAAGGGCAAAAGGGTCGCAAAGTGTACCTGCGCCGCGATCCCAAAGCCATGCAGGAGGCATGGGTATTCGACGCCGCAAACAACACGTATCTCGACAATGCATACCTCCTGCCCGAGGTAAACGCTCTGTCATGTACAAACGATACCTCGAGTGCAGAACTTAAAGATGCAATCGCTATCAAGCGAAATGCAAACAAGATAATAAAACTTCTGTCACGTCCTGATTTCGAGATCCCGTTTAACGAAAAAATTCAGTGCTTAGCAACTGCAACAAGGGCACTCAATTTAAAACGCGGATATGATCAGGATCAGCAATCGGCATCAAATGCACCAATTTTATTAACAGACATGGACAAGGTTTTTTCACAAAGAGAAACAAACAAAAAAGACGGCACGATGGATATCTCTATACTCACGAAACAAGTAGAAAAAGAGGTCAAAAAACGGGAACTCAGAATTTTTGAAAGTGATAAACAGAAAGTTGTAAACAGTTAACAAAAGGGGTTAAGCATGGAAACAGGGGAAACAAGCGAATCAGGGAAATTAAAACATATTCCCGAGGCATTTCAGTTCATCGACAGGGTAAACCAATTTCTATTGCTCACAGGATGGACAAGCAACAGAATGGCGAAAGCAGCCGGTATTTCGCAGACCACAATGTCATTGTTTATGTCAAACAAATATTCTGGTGACACCGGAAAAATCAAGGTTAAATTAACGAATATATTAGAACGTGAGAAAGAAAAACTCACGCACAAAACTATTAATCCCAATTTCATCGAAACATCTACCGCCCAGAGGGTTTTCGATGTCGCAAAAGTTTGCCATTTATTTAAAGAAATCGGCGTATGTTATGGCGATGCCGGACTAGGAAAAACAGAAGCGGTTATCGAGTATGCAGCTCGAAAACCCGACGTAATTTTAATACTCGCCGATCCCGGATATACGGCGTCTGTACTGCTTAATGAACTACATGATAAACTCGGGAATGGCGGGCGCCATAATCTGCATCAAACATTTCAGGATTGTGTTGATCGCCTGCATGATTCTGGTCGTCTATTAATTATCGACGAAGCAGAACAACTGCCATATAAAAGTCTAGAAATGGTTCGCCGCCTTCATGATAAGGCAAAAATAGGAATACTATTATCAGGAATGTCGAAATTATTGTCAAATTTGAGAGGGTTTCACGGTCAATATTCACAGTTATACTCTCGGGTTGGTATAGCCGCAAAACTGCAACCTCTCACCGAGGAGGATTCTGAAAACATTGTAAAACGACTATTAGGTGATACCAACGGGTTATGGCGCATATTTCACAAAGAATCAATCGGAAATGCGAGACGCCTGTTCAAGATGATTAAAAGATCTATTTACCTGTCAGATCTTAACAATTGTCCAATCGATACGGAAATTGTAAAAACTGCCTCGACGATATTAAAAGTCGAGGTCATGTATTAATGGCAAACAACGCACAAAAAGCAATTATACATGTGCTTAAAGGGAAACTAAAACTTCCCGACGAGCATTACCGCGATATGCTCGCGGCATTTGGCGTCTCCTCATCTGCAGACGATAAATTCACGTTCCAAAAAGCGAAAGAATTCATACAACTGTTATCAAAACAATGTATCGATAACGGAGTGGAATTTAAAAAAAACAAACGACATTCGGCGAGGGGGTTTATATCTCCTGGTCAATCATCAATGATTATCGACATGTGGTTTCAGGTGTCGAGACAACCGACAACCGAATCAAAACGGTTATCTCTCGATAAGAAACAAACAAAAAAGACGGCACGATGGATATCTCTATACTCACGAAACAAGTAGAAAAAGAGGTCAAAAAACGGGAACTCAGAATTTTTGAAAGTGATAAACAGAAAGTTGTAAACAGTTAACAAAAGGGGTTAAGCATGGAAACAGGGGAAACAAGCGAATCAGGGAAATTAAAACATATTCCCGAGGCATTTCAGTTCATCGACAGGGTAAACCAATTTCTATTGCTCACAGGATGGACAAGCAACAGAATGGCGAAAGCAGCCGGTATTTCGCAGACCACAATGTCATTGTTTATGTCAAACAAATATTCTGGTGACACCGGAAAAATCAAGGTTAAATTAACGAATATATTAGAACGTGAGAAAGAAAAACTCACGCACAAAACTATTAATCCCAATTTCATCGAAACATCTACCGCCCAGAGGGTTTTCGATGTCGCAAAAGTTTGCCATTTATTTAAAGAAATCGGCGTATGTTATGGCGATGCCGGACTAGGAAAAACAGAAGCGGTTATCGAGTATGCAGCTCGAAAACCCGACGTAATTTTAATACTCGCCGATCCCGGATATACGGCGTCTGTACTGCTTAATGAACTACATGATAAACTCGGGAATGGCGGGCGCCATAATCTGCATCAAACATTTCAGGATTGTGTTGATCGCCTGCATGATTCTGGTCGTCTATTAATTATCGACGAAGCAGAACAACTGCCATATAAAAGTCTAGAAATGGTTCGCCGCCTTCATGATAAGGCAAAAATAGGAATACTATTATCAGGAATGTCGAAATTATTGTCAAATTTGAGAGGGTTTCACGGTCAATATTCACAGTTATACTCTCGGGTTGGTATAGCCGCAAAACTGCAACCTCTCACCGAGGAGGATTCTGAAAACATTGTAAAACGACTATTAGGTGATACCAACGGGTTATGGCGCATATTTCACAAAGAATCAATCGGAAATGCGAGACGCCTGTTCAAGATGATTAAAAGATCTATTTACCTGTCAGATCTTAACAATTGTCCAATCGATACGGAAATTGTAAAAACTGCCTCGACGATATTAAAAGTCGAGGTCATGTATTAATGGCAAACAACGCACAAAAAGCAATTATACATGTGCTTAAAGGGAAACTAAAACTTCCCGACGAGCATTACCGCGATATGCTCGCGGCATTTGGCGTCTCCTCATCTGCAGACGATAAATTCACGTTCCAAAAAGCGAAAGAATTCATACAACTGTTATCAAAACAATGTATCGATAACGGAGTGGAATTTAAAAAAAACAAACGACATTCGGCGAGGGGGTTTATATCTCCTGGTCAATCATCAATGATTATCGACATGTGGTTTCAGGTGTCGAGACAACCGACAACCGAATCAAAACGGTTATCTCTCGATACATTCATAAAAAACAAATATCACGTCGAACGGCTCGAATGGTTGCCGTCAAATACTGTTCATAAAGTGGTTCGAACATTAAAGGCAATGGGGGCAATTTATGCTAAATGAAAATGATTTCATGCCGGATCATCGAGGTAACCTGGTTCCTAAAACTATGGTTAAATCGATCGATCTATTGCGTAACGACCTGGTCAACAAAATTGTTGACCAGGCTATCAGGACAAGCAACGTTTTAACGTCGTTTAAAGCACTGGCGACAACAGAAATAGTTGCCTTCGTCGAACAGTCGGCAACAGAATACAATGTCACTATCGGAGGAATAAAGGGCAACATTCAACTGTTATCATTCGATGGCAAATACAAGGTAATCAAATCAATAAACGACTACATAGTTTTCGATGAGCGTATACAGGTAGCCAAGCAACTGGTCGACGAGTGCATATCGAAATGGTCAAAAGACGCGATGTCAGAGATTCAAATACTGGTCAACCATGCGTTTGAAGTGGACAAACAAGGCAAAATAAATACCGAAAGAATTCTCGGGTTGCGACGCCTCAATATCGACGATGAGCAATGGAAAAAAGCCATGGATGCCATCGGTGATTCCATCCAGATCACCGGTTCAAAAGAATACATCAGGGTATACGAACGCAAAAACAACGGCAAATACGAGCAAATCCCGCTAGATTTGTCGTCTGTTTAAAATTATAATCACTTCAATAGTGTGCTGTTGAGAGTCTCAACAAAACCGCTCTTTTAATAGACTGACTGAATATAAACCGTTAATGGTTCATTTCAATCATTGATGATCAGTAAACGAGAGCCGTAAAACAAGTGGCCTGGGTTTCCGCACTTGATTAATTTAAACAACTTTCAGCAGCACACATTTAATGAAATAATATGGATTGGTTCAAAAATATAACAATAGACGACATCCCGTCTGAAAAAATGCAATCAATTGCATTTAAAAACGGAATAACCGATGCTGTATCGTTAATGATGGGTCTTCCTGGAATACGGATTTATGTTCCTGTTTATGCAAGAAAGAAGATGGATGTTGACTATATAATAGGTAATTATACAGGTAAAAACATCTTGTCTGTATCGGTTCATACGGGTTTAAATCAAGATAAAGTTAAATACTTTTTAAAGCGTTCATCCGCGTTTGGAAGAGATATTTATTCCAACAATTACATTAAAATGGTAGTTAATAATTGCGGTAACGATGTTGCAAACAGATTAATCAAGCATTTTAGCGGCGATTATATCTATATACCGTTAAATGGGTTTTCGATAGTAAGAAAAAAACTTATTCAAAAACAATTTAATGGCAAAAACTCTGCTAATTTAGCGCTCGAATTCAATGTTCCTGAACGTTATATCAACAGAGTTGTAGCGAATTATTACGCATTAAAAGCTCAAGATATTCAAACAAATTTGTTCGAATAACCGTAAAAAACTTTCTTTATGGCAACACTGTTCTTTAAAACACCTTTGCAATAAAAATCAACAGCTTACATATTACAGATTCTATCATAAGTATGTTACACAAAAAATATGATTATTGTTTTGTTTTTATTGATATTTTTACAATTTAAAACACTTCAAATTGGCCTTTAATGTAGTATTAAAGGCGTTTTTAATAAGCATTTGTATATTTCATAAAATTTCAATCTATACACACTAATCGGTAGTTTTCAGGTAATTCCGGCAATTATTATCAAATTGAAAAACCAGCCTAAAAAGATCATAACCTACTGATATTATTCATCAAATCACTTATTTTTAAATTTTTATTTAATATCAAACTACCTGAAAGCCTATAGCAGGATTTTTT